TATTATTTGTTCGCGGCCGTGTGTGCATGATGCCCAAGCATCTCGCCAATATCATGCGCATAAAGGTCGAGTCAGGTCTCTACAAGCTAGAAGATTGCTGCAAGCTGTATAGCATGACATCTCCTGATGTCCAACCTATGCTTGTTCCAGTCCGTCAATTTGTAAGCGACTATTCTCCCACCAATTTCGTCGAAAATGATCTCACTCTTGTCGACTGTGGTGCCGCTGTCCCTGAGCGTCCCACTATTGTCAAGAATTTCATTACTCGATCCATGCTTGAGAAGGAGCGAGACTTAAACATCTCAATTCTCCTTAGGCGTGGCCCCCCCCCCCAATTGGGCACTGTCTTCAACGACGATGGGGCTACTTTCATTAGAAACCTCAAAGCTGAAGTCGACGTGCTCGAACCGAATCGTAATATCTCTTGGGAGGTCGCTCGCGGCTTTCTGTATGAGATTGAAACTGATCATGGTGATTGCGGAGCACCTGTTCTTCTCCGTGATAACTATGTTCGTGGTCACAAGATCGTCGGCATTCATACTGCCGGTTATAAAGAATGGGGCTTTGCATCTGCCATTACTATGGAAGATCTCGAAGAAGCCCTTGTTGAATTAGATAAAGTGACCCCAAAGTTTGTCGGCCATGTGGATAGTGACGCTTTCGTTAACGAAACGTCCGGTCGCAGTGTGCCTGGAGGTGGTTTCCACATCCTACACACTGCTACTCCCGCTGGCATGGCATCAAGAACCCAAATTGTGCCATCAGTCCTCATGGATGCATGGACCCCACACGTCTCTGCACCCGCTGTTTTGGCACCAGTCTTCAAAGATGGTGTCAAAGTCGACCCTTGGAACAAAGCTCTTGAGCGCTACAGGCATTCTGATCATGTTTTAACTGATGCTCAAACTAAGTTATTGATCCATGCCTGCCAAGCTGAACTTGCTTGTATTGTGAAGCCTAAGGCTGCGGCAGCTCACACTGATCGCAGTATTCTCACCTTCAAGCAAGCTTGTCAAGGTTACACGGAATATCTTAGGAAGATTCCGTTGGATACCAGCCCTGGATATCCTTATGTCCTCATTCGTTCTCTTACTCACCCTGGGAAGACTTATTGGCTGGAATGTGACCTGGAAGGTAACATTAACTTTGACAAACCTGAAGCTAAGGCACTCGAGGCTGAAGTCAATCTCATCCTCGAAATGGCTCGTTCTGGTTCCAGAATGCTCCATATTTACCTTGACGCGCTCAAAGACGAACGACGTGGAC